ATACCTGCAACTTCCATAATTCTTTTTTCTAACTGAGCGATTTCCATTTTTCTTGATTGAGAAGGCATTCTTGTTTGTTGTTTTTTAAGAGCATTCAAATTAGTAGTTAGTTCATCTAATATTGCTTTTTTCTCTTTCTTAGAAATAACAGCATTCTGAATTATCTTTGGTGTTTTCATGACTTTTTCTTTAACTGGTTCAATTACTTTTGCTTTTACTGGTTCAATTACTGGTTCCATTACCTTTTCTTTAACTGGTTCCATTTTTTTCTCTGGAATACTTTTACCTGCTTTATGTGCTTTGTATGCATCTTTTGCTTTTGAAATAGCACAACCATAAGTAATATCATTTTTTTTTGCGTAGTCTTTAACAAACTCAATCCAAGCGTTAGGCATATATATACAAAATATTATTTTTCTAAAGCACCTAAAAAATATTGATGAGTCCAACTTCTTTGATGGCGAACTAAAACATATTTACATACTTCTACACCACATTCACATTTTACTCGTTGTTTATTTAATTCAAGAATTCTTTCTCTATTTTTCAGATAGTATTTTCGTTTTGTTTCTTTGTATTTTTGATAGATTTCACTATTATACATTATAGAAATAGAAAAAACCCTTTTAATTATTAATTTAAAATATAATATCCGAACTTGCTCTAATGCTCAAATCAATACAAAATACAATATCGTCGTATCTACCTTTATTTTTTCTTAAATCAAATGTCTTGATAAATGGTTTCAAATTATCAGGAGTATTTGCTTTAAAGATTTCTAAATAATTAATATCTTGTATATCTTCAATAATTAATATTCCATCGTATTCAAGTAAAGGAGAATATAATTCAAGAAATTTCAATTGAGAAATAAGTGTATGGGGGCCGTCGTCTAAAATAAAATCAAACTTCTTATTTTTAAAGCATGAATCAATTACATATTTATCATAGGCATCTGCAATAATAATTCTTATTGTTTCTTTATCTTTTAGTTCTTCCCATACCTTTTCATAGTTCATTGTATCAAGAGCATATACACAGGCATTTGAAAAATATTCATTCCACATTTTAATAGAACCTCCATAGCATATTCCTACTTCTAATATGTTTCTTGCTGTAAATCTTTTTCTACACAATAACTCTTCATACAAGGGTAAATAAGAATGTATAGTTCCTTTATCAGTTCTTGAATTATCTGCTAAATCAACCAACATATATTTAATTAATATTATTATTTTATATATTAATTAAATTAAACATCAATAAATTTGTGATTATCTCCTAAACATACACGAAGATATAGTTTATCAACTTCTAAAATATCTTCTTTCTTAATATGGTTAAGAATATATCTTTTGAATTCTTCTTCGCAACCCATATCAACGCTTCTATATTCAAATACTTTCAAATATCTTGCTTTTATAGCAAATAAGCCCATGACAATATCAATTTCATTATTTGAATAAGTGCAAACATTGTAGGTTTTTTGTATACATTCCTTATCTAAATTATCTAATACCAATTTGAAAAAATCATCTTGGAAAAGCATATATCTTCCTGTAAATTTAATTATCATATCATCATTTTGGATATCGTATTTTTTCATTACAATATTAATATCTCGCATTTCATTTACTCCTTTGTGTAAAGTAAATTCTCCTTCTATCTCAAAATGATTATCATTTGTATACACTTTATCACAATTAAAAACATCTAAATAAGAAGAACCATTTTTACTATTTTCAACAATAATTGGAATAATATCTTTTCCTCTACAATGTTCTAATATATTTGATATACCTAAAAAATATTCCTGACGCCTTCTTCCAGGCCATTTCGCACCAATTTTAGAATCAATACAGCATGTAATAATTAGATAAACTTTACCCATATATTAGACAAATAAATTAATTTTTTCTCCTAAACATAATTATTAATTCAAACAAATACAACAGGAATAGATTTTAAATTTTCAAATGAATGACTTGGTAAAACTCCTTGTGGATAGTCTACCTTATTTTGCTTTCGCAAATTTCCTTTTTTCTCAGGTATATAAGCAGGAATAGTTTTAGCCCCACTTGTTAAACTCAATGGATCGTAAAATGTTCTAAATCGTTGTTCTAAAGGAGCTTTTGCTGTCTGATAAAATCCACTTCCAGTTCCAAATCCTAAAACCTTTTCATTTTCTTTTGCTAAATTTGAAATAACAGCATTTCCAAGACTATGTCCGATTAATACTTTTTCACTTCCCTTATATTTTGTTCTTGCTTTATCTAAAACTGATTCTGCTTCTTTAAATCTATTTGTCATCTTCAAACCAGCATTTCCTAAAAATGCAAGGTAAGCATCTGTCGCTAAATCTCTACTATTAAACATATCAGTTCCAGCAACAGAAAAAACCATTTTATTTTCTAATGGATTGTAAAAGACTTTTGTTTCCTTATTACTTAATTCATTATCTATTTTGTATCCATAAGGATTTAAATCTTCTTGTGCTTTATTCAAATCATTCTCGTATGAAACTTTCAAACCTTCTTGAAGTGGTAAATCAGGATAAAAATTTCTATCCATAACTTTTTCATTAGATAATTTACCTTGACCTATTAATTCTTTTGGTGAAAATGTATTTGGAACATAACCAGTATATATTTTCTTTCTTTGGTTTGTTCTCAAATTACCATACATACTATAGAATGAGAAAATTAATCATCTTCGATAATAACTTCATCTTGATTGTAAAATATCTTTTGATTTGTAATATTGATAAATAGATAATCGTGTGGCTTTTTGTATAAGTCCAATAATCCTAAAGCAATGTCTTTTTCTTGTTCTATTGTTTCTTCTACAACCTTTTCCCATTCTAATTTTGCTGGTTTAAATACAATCAGATTAGTAAATATTTTTCTTATAGTTAAAGGAACAGCAACCCAAGACTGAATAAGAAATATTTGAACTAATTTTAAGTGCCTGCGATTGTAACTCATTTTCTTGAGTAGATTTTGTATTTCATTAATTTTTATTGAAGTTGTTACATCGTCGTATATAACCAAAGATGTTTTTTTTTTCAAACTATTTTTTTCTATTTCTTCATATATTTTCTGTAGATTCTCAAATGTCAATTCATCAAATAATCTATCTTCAGGGTGATTTTCAAATATATTTTTCTTCAAACTATTTCTTGATTGTGTAGGCATGAATACATATACATAATCAAATACTTTGTGATATATTTTTTCTTTACCTTTTTGTGCTAACATACTAATAAGCATTGATGTTTTACCAGACCCAGGGCGTCCTAAAATAGCAGTAGTATTAAATTTATTTAGGTGATTAAATTGTGGATAATTTGTTAGATGTTCGCAAAGATTATTATCACATAAAAAGCTTGGAGGATGTAAATCAATCTTTTCAGTTTTTTTTATTCGTAACATATTATATATGGCGACAAAAAATACCAATATCAATCAGAATAAAATCATTATTGAAATTCCTAAACCCATAAGAAGAAAATCTACTCCAAGACCAAAAAAAACATTAGCACAAGCAGAAGAGGAGTTGAACGATTTAGAAAAAAAAGATAAACAATATCAACAAGGTAATTACGGACAAGGATTATCAGGAATCAATCCAAATATCAAAATTTCATTTAATCCAAGTTTGTATGGATTTAATAAAACACCTATGGATGCAATACAACCACAACAAGCAGAACAAAAAGCAGAACCACAAGCAGAACCACAAGCAGAACCACAAGCAGAACCATTAAAACAAGAAGAAGAACAGACAACTCAACAAGCAGAACCAACAGAACAACAATTTGGTTCTTTTAGAGCTAATAACATGGATAATAGAAGTGGATTTAATGATATAAGAACAGGATTTAGTCAATCTTATAGAGCACCACAATTTAATAGACAAGATTTTCAAAGTAGAATGAACCAAGAAATACCTGTTGCTGAACCTATCGATGAAGGATATCTTGCGGAAAGTGATAAAAAACCATCAAGAGCAAAAATGTCAAAAGTTCCAAAAGAATTAGAAGCAAGAGTTAATTCATATTTAGATTCAGAAAGACAATATCTTGCTGAAAAACAAGCAGAAAAAGAAGCAAAAAATAAAAAAAGTAAAGGTAGACCAGCAGGACAACCAAATAGACCAAAAGAAAATATAGAAGCAGAGAAACAAGCAAAAGAAGAAAGAAAAAAAGAAAGAGAAGATAGAAGAAAAGCAAATGAAGAAGCAAGATTAAAAAAAGAAAAAGCAAATGAAGAATCGTTAAGAAAAGCAAGAGAAATTAGTGCTGAAGCATTAAAACAAAAAAAATTGAAAGAACAAGAAGAAGCACAACAACAATATGAAAAAATAAAAGAACAATCAAAAATAAAACAAGAAAAAGCAGATAAGAAAAAAGAAAAAGAAGAAAGAAAAGGCATGAAAGCAGAAGATACTAAACCAAAAAAAGGTTTAAGAACAATTAATTTAGAACTTTAACAAAATACAACTTGAGGAGAAGGTGGTTTAATTACTTTTCGTTGAGTGCTAGGTTGTTCCATCTTATTAATAATAACAATTGGTTTTTTCTGTTTCTTTAATATTTCTTTAATTTCTGCATCATCATCACTGTTACTAATTTCTCCATCGTCTATTAATTCCTGTTTAATCTTATCTAAAATTTTCTTTTTTGCTTGTTTCTTGGCTTGTTGGTCTAATTTGGCTTTCATCTTTGTTAATTGTTCTTCTAACTTTTGTTCTTTTAATGATTTCTTATATTCAATCTGTTCTTCTGTTAATGTTGGTCGTCCTTTTGCTCTTTTAGGAATTTCAATTTTTTCTTCTACTACTACTGGAATTTCAATTTTTTCTTCTAAAACTTTCTTGGCTCTTGGTTTCTTTACTTTAGGAATTTCAATTTTTTCTTCTACAATTGGAATTTCAACTTTTTCTTCTAAAACTTTCTTGGCTCTTGGTTTTCTAACTTTAGCAGGTAATTCAACAGATTGAATAGATTCAACCGATTCAACAGATTCAACCGATTCAACCGATTCAACCGATTCAACCGATTCATCTTTTTCAATAGATTCGTTAATTATTCGTATTTTTCTCGGCATTATATATAATTAAAAGAAAAAAATATTTTCTAAATAGAATATATATGGAAGAAGATTATCCAGAAACTTTTCCTTTAGACAGATTTTTACCTCAAGGAGATTTTAATACAATTTTAGATAGATTTGAAAATGGTAGAAAAATTCAAGATATCAAGTATAAGAAAGAATTAACAGGAGAAGAATTCATGAATCAACCTCCAATTTCAGATAAAGAAGCAGTGCAAAAATATTTAGAGAATGCTGAAAAAAAAATGGATGAAGAAACCAAAGAAAAAAATAAATCCTAATATATAAATGATTGAAGACCAAACTGAATTCTATCAAATTGAAGAAAAATTTTTAGTCGTATTAGATAGTAAAATTCCAACTATGAATGCTTCAAATTCTATCACTGCTAAAAGCGATTTGATATTTGATTTAAAAATACCAATTATCAAACAAATTGATGATATACAATTAAAATGTTCTGTGAAAAATGCTGTTTTTCCAAATTCAACATATAATATCAATGTTACAAATTCATATATGGCTATAGCGTTAATAGATGATATAAATACACCAATTTCATCAGCAAATATAAGCATTAGTATACCATTTGGAAATTATAATACAGAAACTTTAAGAATAACAATGATTAATTTGATTACTCAAGGTTTAGAAGCACAGGGTTATTTTGATGTATACATTAATATTACATATAATAGCACATATTGTAAATATACATTTGAATTAGTATCAGAAAACTCATATTACGGAAATTTTTACATTTCATTTCAACCAAAAGATATAGGAACAAGTAAATCTGTTTCTTTACTTGGTGATGTAGTAGGATTTCAAAACGACTTTATTTATATATCAGGTAATGTAATTTCATCATTAAATACAAATGCTATATTTTCAAATGTAAATAGAATAATAACAGCACCATTCATTTCAAATTTATCAGGATTAAGGAGTTTTAATGTCTTATTAAGTAACTATAATACAAATAGCATTCAAATTGTTGCATCTAATTCTCAAGTTGGATATAGAAATAGTATTATTAATTCTACATATAATAATACAGCATCGATCAATCAAGTATTTAAGAATAATATTATTTGTAATATCAGTTGTAATTGTAATCCAATGGAGTATATATTCTATGAAAAACAAAATGATTTCTATATTGATGTGAAAGATCCTATATTTCAGAGAATTCATATACAACTTGTTGATACTTTAGGAAATCTCTTGGATCTAAATAATTGTGATTGGAGTCTTTGTTTAGAATTTTCTTTATTGAAAAAGAAAGAATTTAAGACAAGATCATTTTACGAAATCCTACAAAGTGGTAGATTCTAAAATTTTTTTTCTTTAATTATTATATGGCGACTGATTCCTCCAATTTCATTGCGAATAAATTTGGTGTTTCTAAAGCGTTTGATTATACTCTTAAACCTTCGGCTGTAAATGGAAGAAGTTACAGAGTTTCTCTAAATCCCTCGAACTCTGGTGGTTCTACTGGTTTTCTTCCTTCTTCTACGATTATTTGGAATATTCCATGTGGAATGAGAAAAAACACATATATTGACCCTACTTCAAGCTATATTCGCTATACTATTAAATCTACTGCTTCTGCTACCTCAGCATCTAGTTATGCTCTTGGAAATACTTTAACAAATACTGGTACTGCTTCTATTAATGGATATGGTGCTTTTCTTGATCACAATGCCTATTCAATCTTTAATACGCAAACACTCTATTCAGGATCTAACCAGATTGAGAACATATCCGGTGCAAATATTTTATACACTTATATGCTTGATACTAATTTCTCGTATAGTAACGCATTAGCTCAGAGCTTAAACTATGGAATGTATGTTCCAACAATAGATCCTACTGAAATTCGTAAAGGAACTTTATTGTCTCAAGTAGCAACAGCAACTGCTTCATCAAGTGCCTCAGCAAGTGCTTACATTGCTGAACAAAATACATTTTGTATGCCTTTACTTTCTGGTCTATTGGGTATTGGTGCAAATTCTATGGTTCCTGTCTATGCCATCAACGATGTTCTTAGATTGGAAATTCTTTTAGAATCTGCCCAAAGTGCCTTAGTTACTGCTGGATTTTTTGGTACTTCGCTAAATACAGGTACATCTCAAAGTAATACTTGGCAAGCTACTTATCCTACATATTCGGTTCTTTCTGCGGTCTTGGAACTAACATATATTGAATTATCAGATATGGGACAATCTTTAGTCAATCAAACTACGCCAAGTGGTTCGCCTATTTTCATTGTTGGACAATCCGCACGAAGAAATACGCAAACTTTACCAGCAAGTAGCAGTGGTTTGTTCTCGGCATTAATTCCAAGTAAATTAGCAAGTCTTCGCTCAATCCATGTTTTGCCAAGACGCTCAAATGAAGTAACTGGTGCTGATGCTTATTCTTTGTCTTCAAGAATTAACCCTAATTGGGAATATGTCTATTTTTCTATCAGTGGAGTAAATGTTCCTCAAGCACCAATTACGCTAATCAATGGTTCAAACACCGGAGGCTTCTCAGAAGGTGTATGTGAATTGAACAAAGTATTCCAAAGTCTTACGAGTGTAGACAAAGCTTCGTTACTTAATGCTAATAACTATAATGTTGCTGTTACTGGAAATACCCAAACAGGTGTTCAAGGTATTAGTTCTGCTAACACTTATCTTGCTAGTTACAAAAATGCTTTTGCGATCGGTTTAGATCTACAACTTTTTCACTCAAATGATACTATAATCACTGGTGTAAACTGCCTCAACGAATCTTTATACCTAAATGCCTCATCAACTGGAAGTGGAAGTGATGCTTTCAATTTGGATATATTTTCTATGTTTGATGGTCTTTGGATTATAGATCAAACTGGTTATGTTTCATTGAGATGTTAATTAACTAATACACATTAATATATTATTCAATAAAAAATATATTGATGTAAAAATCATATTACTTTTCCAGTTTGGATTTATTGTAGATATTTGGTAGCATTTGTTTCAAATCTTTTTTTGTGTTTTTCGGCATACCTCCTTTTCCTCCAATCATGTTGTTATTGCTTTTTTTCCCAATCAATACATAAGAAGTTTTCTTAGCAAGCATATATTAACCAAAGAAAAAAAATTAAAGCATATCATCAAATACAGGTTCTAAATTAAGTGTCAATATCCAATTTGTCATATCCGATTTTAAAGTTCCATCAAGATTTGAATCTGTCATTAAATTATTGCTAAACGAATTATATACTGCTACATTTAAAGTTTCAATATAAGGTCTTGAAATAACACGAGGAACATTTGTAGTTCCATTGACAGCTTGTAAATAACAAACTGCTGTAACTCCTGATGCTAATGTTCCAGCATCGGCATTATTATCTACTTGACGAACCCAATTACCTAATATTTTTGTTGGTGAGCCATTTGATTGTGATGATTTAGTAAAAGGTAAATTACATTCAATCCAACCATTACCACACAAATTATTTATACTCGGCCCTGTATCTATATGGTCGTAATAAAAAGCAGGAGTAGTATAGAATGTATAATGGAGATTGTAATATTTAATCTCATCAGGAAGAATACGAAAATTAATATTGTAAGTACTATTATTATTTGTTCCTGAAATCTTATCTTGAGAACGAATTACAAATGTATAAACCATATATTAATAATAGAAAAAAATATCTCTAAAGTATATAGATGCCGAAATTATTAACGAATACTACTTTCTTTAGTGATAACCTTGGAACTTATATTGCTAATGGTGAGATAACAACAAATCAAATAACTACAAATGGAAATATATATTTATCAGGTGCTATTCAAAATGGTTCAAATATTATCACCTTCAACGAACAATATCAATTTACAGATTTCAATCACAATATTCATGTATATGGAACTATGTTGGTGGACTATAACGGAACTACTTATAATGTAGGTGCTTACATTGCATCAGGAGCAGGAGGAGGTGGTGGTGGGTATCCATCTATAAACTATAATTCTACTACTGGAGAAACAACCTTTTCAGGTATATTAATTTTTCCTTCTAATAGTATTTCATCGGCAAGTATTAACAACTCTGATTTCATGACTATCACAACAAATCAAACAATCACTTCTTCTAAATCCTATACACTCCAACAATTTTTTCAAGGTAATATTTCATTACAAGGTTCTCTTTTACTAAATTCAGGAATAACTTTGACAAATACTCAACTTTCATATTTAAATGGAGTAAGTTCAAATATACAAACACAATTTTCAGGTAAGGTATCCACAACTGGTAATGAAACAATAGCAGGTATAAAAACTTTTTCTTCTCCACCTGTATTATCAGGAGCATCAATTACATCAAATTCCATACCAATCACAAGTATAGTGGGAACGGCAGTTGATTTGGGAACTTATCAAATTATTTCAGGTTTGAAGCAATTCTCTACAACTCCTATTATCACCGCTAATTTAAGATTGGATGGAAATTTATCGCTCGGTGCTGCTACTGTAACTGTTTCAAACGCCCAATTACAAAGAATACCTGATATATCTACATTGAATACCAAGACAACAAATATCACATTCGCAACCAATACAACATCCGTATCAAATACATTAAGCAGTTCAGTTTTTTCATTTAGTAGTTCTATCAATGGATTTTCTTCTGCTAATTTTAATAATGCTATTGATTTTTCTCGCACACTCACTTCAAATTCCCAAGATCAACATAATGCAACTTTAGCAATAGCAACACCTGCTTTGGCAGGAACCACTGCTAATACGGCAGCATTAGCAGTAATTACTACTACTACCTTACCTGCTATGAGTGGGTTGATAGCCGCCAATAGTGCTGATATAGCGACACTTGAAGGTGATGTAACAACATTACAACAAAAAACTCAATCCTTATCTTATTCCAATGCGACTACAATAACAAGTATTTCAGGAATATGTAATCTATCTACATTACGATTAACAAATTTAGAATCTGGATTTACACAAACAGAAAATCAACCTATTATTATTATTGGAACTTGCGAACACAGAAATGGTTTATCTATTACAAATGGATTTGGGTTATCAGTAGATGGTGGAATAGTTCAGAATAATAACTCAGCAAATACCTTTAATGGTTCTGTTTCATGTATACGTGATTTTACAACTTCAGGAACAAACTCAAACCTCAATTCATCAAATATTCAAATAGGAACTTCTACAGCATCTGCCTTGACAATTAATTCAACTCAAACAAATAATGGAGATATCAATCTTATAGCAACAAGAAAATTAGTCTTGAAAAATATAGTTCCATTAAATTTAGATGACATATATATAGGTGGAACTGCTGGTGCATATACAAATTACAATACCTATTTTAATACAAAAGTTGTAATCAATGAACCTTTGACTATTTTAGCAAATCAACAACAAGGAACTGCTTTACTTAGATATTCATCAACATCTTACAATGATAATTTTTCTGTCAATGCGACTACTACTGCTACAATTACTGCCCCAGTTGTTTCAATAGGAACATCATTAGGAGTAACTACAGTTTTTGGAAGTTTAATTTGTGGAAATATTTATTCACTTACTGGAACAATTACTAGTGCTGCCGCAGTCTACCAGTTCTAATACTTTTATTCTATGTATATATAAATGAGTTTTCCAACATGGTTAGTAGATGCCTCAGCAAATAGAACAAATAAATCATATATGCAAGGATTTTTAGACCTATCAGGAAATTTGTATATTCGTAATGGTAAGATACAAACACCTATGAATTCTATAGAGTTTAATGATACAACAGGTTACATCAACATATCCAATCTATATCTATATAACACTCTATTAATCTATAATCCAATAACAACAAGCAATATAGACCTTGTTGCCTATGTGAATTCAAACAACACAAACATTACATCTATCAATTCAAGTATCACAACAGCAAACAGCAATATCACAACACTTCAAACAAAAACAACAAATCAAACCTTTGCTTCTAATACGACTACTTGGACTGGTTCAGTTGTTTTTCCTGCTACATCAATCGCATCAACAAGTATCAACAATTCTAGTTTTGTGGATTTGACAAATACACAAACTATCGCAGGTGTTAAGACATTCAGTTCTCCTCCTGTATTATCAGGTGCCTCAATAACAACTGGAACTATTCCTATAGCATCAGTAGTAGGAACGGCTGTTGATTTGGGAACTTATCAAATTATTTCAGGTTTAAAGCAATTCTCTACAACTCCTATTCTCACTTCTAATTTAAGATTGGATGGAAATTTATCGCTCGGTGGTGCTACTTTGGTTGTAACCAACGCCCAATTACAACTAATACCTAATATATCTACACTAAATACCAAGACAACAAATATTTCTTTTTCTACACCTACAACTACTATCAGCGGAACAACTCAATTAGCAACTGGTAATGTATCAGGTAATTTAAGATTAGATGGTTCATTGTTAGTAGGAACCTCAGGTGGAACAACTATTACGAATACACAATTAACTTACCTATCAACTTTAAGTTCAAATGTGCAGTCGCAATTGAATTCCATGATTTCATTATCAGCAAACAATACATACACAGGAATACAATCATATAACAATGCTGTTAATTTCAATAGTCAATTCTATATTGCTTCATCAAGTCCTTTGATACAGATAGAAAATGGAAATACATTAAGACAATGGAGTAGTGGAACAACTGGCGACACTGTAATGGAATTAGCGTGGGATAAAGGAGCATCAACAACTGGGTTTAGCATACAAGGAGGAAATGATGGAACAAATGGATTATTCGGTTTTTATTTTTGTAGGAATGTATCCGCAGGAACTCGTATACCTATTATGTATTCAAAAGATACAGGAACACAAGCAAATAATGTATTGACAATAGCATCAGGAACAACAGCAACAACCAATTTGACTTTTACAGGGACACTCAATAATGTGAGTTCTACTGTATATGGATATATTAGTGGTTTAAACTCATCAGCACAATCCCAGCTGGATAATAAAGGAGGTTTATCAACATCAAATAATTGGACTGGAGGAAATACTTTCAACGGACAATTAGCAAGTAGTTATAATGCTGGTAGTCCTTTAACAGGACAAGGAACTGAATTTTTTGTTACAGGTCAAAGAGTGTGGGAACAAGGTGTTGCTTCTAATGGCGATAATGTGTTTGAAATTAGTTTAGATACTGGTTTCACGAGAAGAGGAATGGTGATACAGGCTGGTGAGTCAAATACAGCAGTAGCATCTCCAAGTCGTTCTATATTTGGAATGTATTATAGACAACCACAAGTTACAGGTGGTATAACACGAACACCAATAATGTATGGGGTAAACCAAGAAACTGGTTCTACTATTGATAATACTTTGACAATTCCATCATCTTTAAGAATGACAGGAACATTGAAACTTAATGGTGGAGAAGAAATTTCTAATACACAACTTGGATATTTGACAACATTGAGCGAGAATGTGCAGTCCGCAGTAAATACATTGAAAACAAAATTAACAGACTTGGTATGGACTGCTGGAACTCCAAATAAAACAACCATAGTCAATACAACAGAAACATCTACATTATCCTTTTCAAATACATTGAATGGAATTTCAACAGGTGTGTTTTCTTATTTGTCAGGGGTTACTTCAAGTATCCAAGACCAATTTACGAGTATGAAAGCAAGAACACCTGTAGGTTCTATAATCATGTATTTGCGTGGAGATTTGGGTAGTCCTTTTATTTTTTGTGATGGTAGAGAGTTGAATAGAAGTAGTGCGAGTGCTTTATTTGCTGTTATTGGAACTACCTATGGCGCTGGTGATGGTTCAACAACTTTTAATATTCCTGATATGACTGCTATATTTTTAAGAGGATATGGAAATAGAACAATTAACGGAGTTGCTTATGCTTCTACTACAAATCTTTCAGAATTACAAATAGATGCTATGGAACAACATACACACAGCAGTAATTTAAGTGGAAGTTATCTAAAAACAGGAGTAACTTTTAACACTGGGTATGTAAATGGAACTTTCAAACCAAATGAAGGAAATTTCCCTTCTTCTACTGGTAATGTAAATACAAGTTATAGAACTTCAAATGAAACAAGACCAATCAATTTACCAGTGTATTACTATATATGTGCTTCGTAATTTTTTCTTTGGTATATGTATGCCCTATGAAATTAAAAAAGTGAAAGGAAATAAGTTTGGTGTTTGGAATAAGGAGAAGAAAATATGGAAAGCAAAATCAACTACAAAAGAAAAAGCAGAAAAGCAAATCAAGTTATTGAATTACATAGAACATAAAAAGTCTTGATTATATATATGCCATGGTATGATGAATTCAACTCGGTCTTCTGGACTGGAATTGCAACAATGAGTTTTGGTGCTTTAGCATTATTGGTTCGTTATGGATTTGCTTCTAAGTGCGATAATATTTCAATTTGTTTTGGTATGGTTCGTATTCATAGAGCAGTTGAATTAGAAGAACAAAAAGAAGAAGACGATTTAGAAGAACAACATCATGGAAAGGTAGAAAATAAAAGTGATGTATAAGCAATCAGTTCTTGGCAACACAAATATATTTCAATCGCATAACACATTTCCATTTTTACCTGATGATGAAAGATGTTGGATTTGGATTTAAAATATACATACATTTGAAGACATTCATATTTGTTTAATTTACAAACTAAGTTAGGATTGACATATTTACCTTCAACATATATATAGTCGTGATAAGCACTCATTAGATTAGCATAATAGCGTTGATGTTTATTATTCACAAGTAAATATCTTGAGAGTAAAAACTTGTTAAAGAACTTGATTGTATTTTTTGTTATTTTCAGATTTGGAGTATGTTTAGGTGGTTTGTATTTGTATGGTGCTATATTAAATTCTTGTCTACATATAGGACATATATTTGATTTTCTGACAAGTTGTTTTAAACAAGGAATACAATTGAAATGTTGACAAGGTAAAATGTGAGAACATTTTTCTAAACACATAGAACAAATATCTTCCATATATATATAATGGAACAAATTACTAAATTAGAAAAGAGTCAAAAGAAAGATAAAAAATATAATGCTATTCTTACATCAGGTAAAAAAATCTCATTCGGCCAATTAGGGTCTAATACTTACGCTGAAGGTGCAAGTCAAGAAAAAAGAAAAGCATATATAGCAAGACATGAAGGTAATCCTAAAGAAAAAGAATTAATAAAAAATCTTACCATAAGTCCTGCGTTATTATCCAGATATATTTTATGGGGTGAAAGCAAAAATATAGAAAAGAATGTTTCAATTTTAAATAGTTTACTAAAGAATAAAAACAAGTAGGGCTGTCTATAATAATCTATTAATAATCTATTAATAATCTATTAATAATCTATTAATAAACTATTTAAAGATTAGATTATTACAAAAAAGAGACATTTTTGTAATAATATATTAAAAAACTAATGAAAAAACGCTTCAATTTTTTAATAAAATTAATTTTATTAAAAAAATCTATGGGTTTTTGATTAGATTATTGAAAAAAACCAATAGTTTATTGAAATATTATTATATTTTAGAATATTATTAGTTTATTATTAGATTATTAATAGATTATTAAAGGTCGCCCAAAGTCCCAAGGGTCTCCCCTACGATTTTGTAATAGAATAATAATCTTTAAATTTTGTATATCTTTCATTAGCAATAATTTCATCTAAATATATTTTGAATTCAAGATGTATTAAATTTAATTTATCTATTACTTCATTAGTTTTACATTTTATTTTAAATTCATCGTTGAATTTTTGTTTTACTAATCTTGTATTATCTAATAAATAAGTATTCAATAAATATTGGTGTAATGCTAAATGCTCTATACAAATATTTCTTTCTATTTCATCTTTAAAAATATAAGGATGTGTAGATGTATATAACTTCAAGAATTCTTCAATTTGAGAAATATTTATATTCTCCATATATATTCCTAAAGAAAAGTTTTTTAATAGATTATTTTAATTTAAATAAAATATTAATGTATATTATAATGGATAATCTTAAGAAATCTTTAGGAGAAAAAATTGAAAAGAATCGTCCAAATATAAAACCAAGTTCTATTAAGACCTATATTAGTTGTCTTTCTAATCTAGTCAAGAAGATGGATGGTAAATTGGATATTGATTTTTTTAATAATACAAAAGAAATTCTAAAATATTTAGAAGAAAAAACCTCGGTGCAACGAAAGACTTGTTTATCTGCTTTGTATATTCTTACGAAGGATGAAGATTATCAGAAGCCGATGCTCACAGATATAAAGAAAGTAAATGATGAATACAAAGAACAAAAGAAGAATGTAAAGGAAACAGAGAATTGGATTTCTGAAGATGATCTAACAGCTATTTACAATACATATTTTAAAACAGCAAATGATATATTCAAGAAGAAGGATTGGACTTCCCATGACATAACAGAATTACAACGATTTTTTATTCTTGTATTTCTTGGTGGATATTTCTTTCCTCCTAGAAGGTCACAAGATTTTACAGAACTAAAAGTAAAAGACTACAATAAAGATACAGATAATTTTTATTGTAAGGGAATGTTGTATTTTAATATTTACAAAACAAGTAAATCTTATGGAGAACAAAATATTAAATTACCTGACGATATTGATAAGATGGTAAAAAAATATATCAAGAAGATTGATAATCAATATTTCTTTTTTAATCCAAAGACAGGAAATAAATTTACATCTCCAAATATCACATTATTGATTAATGGTATTTTCGGAAAAAAGGTTAGCACCAATATGTTACGACATGTATATTTATCTAACAAATACAAAGATGTTCCTGCTCTTCTTGATATGGAAGAAACTGCAAAAGCTATGGGTCACAATTTAAATGTAGCTTTAGAAATGTATGTTAAACATTAAACATTTACCAATAAACTATTTGCGATTTTTTTATTTAAATAATAATCTAAACTTAGTATATGGAAAGTATTTTAAATAATATTAATGAAATCAAAAACTTATTAGTTGACATAGAAGATAAATTGACTCAACAGAATAATAAAAGAAAAGCAGTTGTATATGTTATTAGATGTTTGGATAAAAATATACTTGATGAATATATTGGTTCTACTTTTTATTTTGGAAGTAGAAAGATTAAACACAAATCAGATTCTAAAAAATATAATACGAAACTTTATTCTTTTGTGAAAAATAATAGTGGATGGGACAATTTTGAATTTATTATTTTAGAAGAATTTGAATGTGAAACTACTTTAGAAAAAACACAAAAAGAACAAGAATATATTCACAAGTTTAATCCTACATTGAATACAATAAGAGCATTTAAAACACATAAAGAATTACAAGAACAATGGGCTAAAGCAAGTCAAAAATATAGAAATAAGAAAAAACTAAATAAATAAATTGTTAATTATTAATATATGAAATGCAATTATTGTGATAAGAAAATCAGAAAAGATAATCCTGATAAAATATTTCATATTTCTTGTCTTAAGAAAATCAATCAAGAAAGATATAATGAACGCATGAATGAACTTATTGATTTAATGAAAAAAGGAATGGAAAGAATAAATACTGAAAAAGATTTAAGAATATAATCTAATGGTAATATAGGGATAATGTCTGGATCTTATATTAACAATAAAAAATCTATTTACAATTACAGAGCAAAGAATCTTGAACGATGGAATGAACTATCAAAAATTAGTAAGAGAAAAATGAGATTATGGAAAAAAATCCAAATAGAATTTTTTAATATTCTACTTTCTTGAATCTTTAGGAATATATTGAAAGTTTAATAATTTTCAATATATTAATTAAAATAATTACTTAGAATTTTTTTCTCAACCTATAATACCGATGAGTCTTTCTTTAGGAGAATTTGAGTATGTTGAAAAAGTCAATCAAAAATCAGTTCATTTTTTATATGAAATGAAATATAGCGAATTTAAGGAATACGCAAAAAAAACATCATTAAAAAATGAAAATGATAGAAAGAAACAATATGAATTAATACATCATCTTGCTGGTGATTTTATCAGAAATAATTATATTAAGAAACGAACATATAAATATCCAAGTGGATATAATGGAAGATTAATTTGCGGTCAAAGTATTCAATTTGTAAAAAAAATATTTAGGGGATGTTTGTTAAATGGTGTTACAACTGATATTGATATGAAAAACGCACATCCTGTTATCTTGGAATATATTTGTAAGCTACATAATATCCATTGTCCTAATTTAGCATATTATAATTGTAATCGTGATGATATTCTTTCTGTATTTACAAATAGAGAAGAAGGTAAAGAAATGTATTTACATTCAATCAATAAATCTAAATTACAAAAGAAAGAAAAGAATAGCATTTTTAAAAAGTTTGATAGTGAAATGAAAGAAATACAAAATACTATTTGTCAACTTAAAGAATATGATAATATTGTTAAGTTGGTTGAATCTAATCATGAAAATTTTAAAGGAAAAGTATTGAATAGAATTTTATGTTACTATGAAAATAAAATACTTCAGGTTGTTATTCAATATTTAAAAGAAAAAAAAATTGAAATTGGTGTTTTAATGTTTGATGGTTTAATGGTATATGGTGATTATTACAATGATAGAGATTTATTATTAGAAATAGAAAATATAGTAAATACTGAATTTGAAAATTTGAATATGAAATTTGATTATAAGGAGCATGATACAACTATTGATTTAACAAACTATATAATTAAACCAGTTGAACCTGAAGAAGAAAATATTGGGGTTTATTCAGATATGGATGCAACAGATAAGGTATTTCAATTATATCCTTATTGGATATGTTGTAATGATATCTTATATGTATTCAATAAAGAAAATGGTTTGTGGGAAAATAATAAAACAAGCTATTACAAAATAATTCAACAATTTACAAATGAATTATTTATTCTTGATAGTAATGATAAAAAAACAAAAAGGTCTTATGGTAATACATTGTCCTTGATGGAAAACATACCAAAATTAATGAAAACAAAATGTATTAATAATAATTGGATCAATGAAACAAATTCATCTTCATTAGGTAAATTTTTATTTAATAATGGATATTACGATTTGAAGCAAAAAATATTTTATACAGAATTTAATCCTTCAATTGTCTTTCACGGAAAAATACATTTTAATTGGGAAGAACTTACTGATGAAGAAATTGAGTATATGGATACTATCAGAGAACGATTATTTCATTTAACACTCGGTCAAAAAATGGGTGATTATTTTTTAATGATGTGTGCGAGAGGATTAGCAGGTGAATGTATTAAAAATATTTGTTTTGGTCTTGGAGGAACGAATTGTGGTAAGAGTATTATTGGTAAAGCCTTTCGTGAGGCATTTGGTGAATATGTTGGAACTTTTAATGGTGAGAACTTAGCATTAAAAAATTCTTCTGGTGATGAAGCTCAATCCTTAAGATGGGCTTTATTGTTGAGATATAAACGATTAATTATTTCAAGCGAAATGAAACAACAAATTGAATTGAATGGAAATATGATAAAAAAAGTATCTGCTGGATCAGATGAACTAATTGGACGAGGTCATGGAAAAAATGAAGAAGCATTTAATCCTCATTTTCTTGCTTTATGTTTTGCTAACGATTTACCACCTATTAAACCCTTTGATGATGCAGTAGAAGAAAGATTAAAAGTATTTGGATTTAAAAAACAATTTGTTAAGGAACCTACAAATGAATTTGAATTAGAAATGGATACTAATATAGATAAAGAAATTGAAACTCCTTTATTCAAGAAGTGTTTTGTTGGATTGATAATTAATGATTATTTTAATTTCCTTGATGATGGTATGCTTGAAGAACCTATTGATCTTATACAATCAAAACAAGATTGGGTAGATGAGGAAAATAATGTTGTTTCTAAATTTAAACAAGATTTTGAAATAACAGATAATCCAATTGACTTTGTTAAGAGTTCATTCATTGATGAATGGATAAAGAAAAACAAACTAGATACAAGCATGAAAAAATTTAGTATGCTATTGAAAAAAGAATGTCTATTGAAAAAATACGATAATGTTAAATCTGTTGTGAAAAAAATAGCAGGTAAAACTCCTCAAGTATGGGTTGGTATAAAATTTATAGTTGATACAGAACAAGAGGAATATTAGTAAGGTTGGGTTTCTATTATTTATTCTTATATATTAAAAATAAATAATAGGTTGGGGGTTGAGGTTGGGGGTTGGGTTGGGGGTTGGGGGTTGGGGGTTGGTTTTCATTGGCGACTATAGAAAAGAAAAAACATCAACATATTGTCATATTTATACTTTTGTTGTATATTTTCTATATATACGGACTAGAGGTAAAATACAACCCCCAACCGCCAACCACCAACCTCTACCCCCAACCTTTTATATACCTGCAACTTCCATAATTCTTTTTTCTAACTGAGCGATTTCCATTTTTCTTGATTGAGAAGGCATTCTTGTTTGTTGTTTTTTAAGAGCATTCAAATTAGTAGTTAGTTCATCTAATATT